TGCACAACAAGCTGACCTTCATCGGCGCCATCAACCGCCAGTACGACGACAGCTTCGCCAAGTCGGGCGCCAAGATCGGCGACACCCTGAAGATCCGCTTGCCCAACCAGTTCACCGTGCGCTCGGGCGCGACCCTGGCCGCCCAGTCCGTCAGTGAACAGAGCGTCTCGCTGCAGGTCGGCACCCAGAAGGGCGTCGACATGAACTTCTCGTCGGTCGACCTGACCCTGAGCCTCGACGATTTCTCCAGCCGCATCCTGGAGCCGGCCATGGCCGTGCTGGCGGCCTCGCTCGAGGCCGACGCGGTGAGCATGTACAAGGAGGTGTACCAGCAGGTCGGCACGCCCGGCACGACGCCCAACACCCTCCTGACCTACCTGCAGGCCCGCGCCCGGCTGAACAACAGCCTGGCGCCGATGGACGCCAACCGGACGGCGCACCTGTCGCCGCTGGCTACCGCAACCATCGTCGACGCCCTGAAGGGACTGTTCCAGGATAGCTCGGCGATCCGCGAGCAATACCGCGAGGGTTCGATGGGTCGCACCGCCGGCTTCGACTGGTACGAGAACCCGCTGGTGCCGACCCACACCAACGGCAACACCGTGGCCGGAGTGCAGGTCAACGGCGCGAGCCAGACCGGCGCGACGCTCAACATCAAGGGCGTGGCCAGCACCAATACCTTCGCCAAGGGCACGGTGTTCACCATCGCCGGGGTGTTCGAGGTGCATCCGGAGACCAAGGCGGCGACCGGGCGGCTGCAGAACTTCGTGGTCGCGGCCGACGCGACCATGAGCGGCACCACCGGTTCGATTGGGATCAGTCCGGCCATCGTCACCTCCGGCGCGACCCAGAACGTGGCCGGCTCTCCGGCGGACTCGGCGGCGCTCACCATCGTTGGCGCGGCCAACGGCGCCTACGAGCAGGAACTCGCCTTCCACCGTGACGCCTTCGCCTTCGCCACGGCCGACCTGGTCATGCCCAAGGGCGTCGATTTCGCCGCCCGCGAGGTCTACGACGGCGTCTCGATGCGTATCGTGCGGGCGTACGACATCAACAACGACGCGTTCCCGTGCCGGATCGACGTGCTCTACGGCTACCAGACGATCCGACCGCAGTTGGCCTGCCGCGTCACGTCGTAAGTCACCGACGCCTCAGCCCTCTCCTGACAACGGGGAGGGCTGCTTCCCTTCTTGAACACCCCGTGGGCAGACCATGACCATCGCGAGCTACAGCGACCTGAAGGCGGCCGTGCCGAACTGGCTGCGCCGCGCCGACCTCGCGGCCATGGTCCCGGACTTCATCATGCTCGCAGAGCGGGAGATGGACCGCACCTTGCGGACCGCGCTGCAGCTCGGCGAGGCGGCCGTGACCATCGACGCCGAGTTCATCGCTGCGCCGCCGGGCCTGCGCATGGTGCGCAGCTTCCGCCTGACCGGGGGCCTGGGCCGCCTGTTGCGCGAGGTGACGCCGGAGCAGATGGCCCAGCGCAAGGCCGCGCCCCACGCGCTCGCGGCCTCGCCCCGGGAGTTCACCGTAATCGGAGCGCAGATCGAGATCTGGCCGGTTCCCGACCGGGCCTACAGCGCGGTGATCGAGCTGCAGACCGGCATCGTTCCACTGTCCGACGCCAACCCGACCAACTGGATCCTCGCGGGCCACCCTGACGCCTACCTGTTCGGGGCCCTGGCGGCCGGCGCGGCCTACGCCAAGAACGACGAGCGGGCGGCGGCCTACCAGGCGCAGTTCGAGCACGTGCTGGGCGACGTCCAGGAGGCCTTGCGCACCTCCTACGACCGCGCCTTGCGGACCGACGACGGGCTGCAGCCGGCCGCCCGTACCTTCAACATCCTGACCGGGGACGCCTGATGTCCGACGCCACGACCGCCTACGCCGGCCTGACAAAACCCACGGTGGGGGCGGACAGCAACAACTGGGGGACGCTGCTCAACGCCGACCTCGACATTATAGACTCCTACCTGCGCAACATCGTGCCGTCCGGGACCGTGTTCTCCTTCGCCGGGAGCGTGGGGTCGGGCGCGCCGGCCGGGTTCCTGTTCTGCGACGGCTCGGCGGTGAGCCGCACCACCTACGCGGCGCTGTTCGCGGCGATCGGCGTGACCTGGGGCGGCGGTGACGGGTCGTCGACCTACAACCTCCCCAACCTGGCCGACCGGTTCCTGGTCGGGACGGGGTCCGGCAGCCTAGGCGCCGCCGGCGGGGCGGCCAGCGTGACGCCAAGCCTGACCGTGTCGGTGGCCGGCGCCTCCCTGACCACCGACCAGCTGCCGGCGCACAGCCACAGCGCAACGGACAGCGGGCACAGCCACGGGTTATCGTCCAATTCCACCGGCGCCAGCATCACCGACGGCGGCCACCACCACGCCAGCATCGACGGGCAGAACGCGGTCGGCGCGTCGTTCCCGGCCGGGTCGAGCCTCTACCCCGTGGCGGGGACCTATGGCGACGTGATCGGCTCGGTCACCTCGACCGACGCCGCCAACCTGACTTTCAACGATCCGTCGCACAGCCACACCGTGGCCTCGGGCGCCGCCAACGTGACGATCGGCAACACGGGTTCCGGAAATCCGCACAGCCACTCGGCCACGGTGGGCGGCGCGGTGGCGACCCTGCCGCCGTTCCGGGCGGTGAACTTCATCATCAAGACCTGAGGGTCCGACCAAGCTTTGCGGTCGCTGAGCGCCATGATAGAGCGTCAATCCTCGCGGGAGTGGCACTATGAGCGAAGCTGAACGGACGGTCCTGCTTGGGCCACAAGCGTTAAATGCCTCTCAGGTCTCGGTCGGAGTTTCGCTAGCCGAGATCACCTTGACGTTGGGGTCGTCCAGGATCGTCATCTCTCCCAAGACCGGGGCGCCCGAGGGGGAGCAGATCATCAACTGGCACAGCTCCTTCAGTCTGAGCCCGGTTGTAGTCAAGGGGATGATCGTCACCCTGACCGAAGCTGTCACTGCCTACGAGAAAGAGTTTGGTCCGGTGCCGGCGCCCCCGGCCGCGTCCGTTCACGGCGCGGAAGCGGCGAGACGCGCCTGAGGCGAGATAGTCGCCGTGGCTGACCATATCTTCACGACTGGCGCGCCGTCGATACTTACGACCGTCGTTCTTGCTGAGGTGACGTGGACAGACCACATCCAGAGAAAGCACGGCGATGTGCCGTTGCAGGCAATAATGGAAACGATCAAGGACCCGTGTTTCGTCTACGAAAGCCGAACCGTTCCTAATGATTTCCTGTTCATCAACACCTTTGCCGTAAGCCGGACTACAGGGCACCCTCTGCGCGTGCCTGTAATTAATCACGGCGATGGAACCGGAACCGTGAAAACGGCTTATTTTGCGAGTACGGCGGGACAAGGAAAGCTGCTCTGGACGCGCGGCGATGACTGATCGCAACTCCGCCATCCAAACGGAATACGATCAACGCGCCGACGTGCTGTATCTGACGATCGTCGCGGGAATTCCGGCTTCCTACGAAGAGGATGACGACGGCCTTGTGTGGCGGCTCGATTCCGCCGGTGAACCTCTTGGCGTGACCATCATGGATTACCATGCATATTGGTCGCGCCACATTGCCCACCTCACTGCGCGCCTAGTGTCGGCCTGGCATCTGTCACAACCGACTGCGCGCAAGGTTCTGACGCTGCGGCGTTAATCCGTCGTCACCAGCTAAAGCTTGGCGTCTTACGCCGCGCTCGCGCCCGTCAGAGTCCCTTCGTCTGCAAGCTTCACAAGCGTCCTCGGGTGCGCTCGCGCAAGATGCGCATGGTCGCGTCGCTCGGGTCCGCATTTCGTTCAAACTTCCCCGCCCCCCGAAAGGTAGTGGCGCTCGCGCCATGTGACCGCAACGATGCCCTATCTCACGCTCGCCCTGCCGGCCGGGGTCTTTCGCAACGGCACAGACCAGCAGGCCAAGGGCCGGTGGTATGACGCCAACCTCGTGCGCTTCCAGCAGGACGAGGTGAAGCCGATCGGCGGCTGGCAGCTGCGCTCGCCTGGCGCCGATCCCTTCTCCGGCGCGGCGCGGTGCGCGCTCTCCTGGCGCGACAACTCGAACAACCGCTGGATCGCGGTGGGCACGAGCTCGCACCTCTATGTGCAGGACGAGGCGGGGACGAACCACGACATCACCCCGGCGGGCTTCACGGTCGGCCGCGACGACGCGGGGCTCAACCTGGGCTACGGGGGCGGGACCTACGGCGTCGGCTACTACGGCGTCCCGCCGCCTAACGCCGTGACCTACCTGCCGGCCACGGTGTGGTCGCTGGAATCCTGGGGCGAGGACCTGGTCGGGTGCTCGGACTCCGACGGCAGGATCTGGCAATGGAGCCTCGACCCCGCGACCGCCGCTGCAGCCGTGGCCGGCGCGCCGGCGCACTGCGCGGGGCTGGTGGTGACTCAGGAGGGCTTCCTGTTCGCGCTCGGCGCGGGCGGCGACGGGCGGCGCATCGCCTGGTGCGACCAGCAGGACGACGCCAACTGGGCGCCGGACGCGACCAATCAGGCCGGCGACTACGCCCTGCCGACGGCCGGCACGCTCCAGTGCGGCAAGGCCCTGCCGGCCGGGGCCCTGATCTTCACCGACGTGGACGTGTGGCGGGCGTCCTACATCGGGGCGCCGCTGGTCTACGGCTTCGAGCGGGTGGGGGCGGGCTGCGGCCCGATCGCCAAGGGCGCGGTCTCGACCCACGACAGCGCGGCCGTGTGGATGGGGCAGGGGCCGAACTTCTGGGCCTTCGACGGCCAGGGCGTGCAGCCGCTCGACTGCGACGTGCTGGACTACATCGCGGACATGAACGCCAACCAGGCGTCGAAAGTCTCGGCCGTGCACCTGGCGACGCTTGGCGAGGTGTGGTGGCTCTACCCTTCGGGCTCGTCGGTCGAAAACGACCGATACGTGGCCTGGGCCTACCGCGAGAGCCAGCGGCTGGGGCGCAACGTCTGGATCGTCGGCCAGCTCGCGCGCACCTGCGGCACCGGCAAGGGCGTGATGCCCAACGCCCTGATGGTCGATCCGGCCGGGCGACTCTACGAGCACGAGACCGGCCTGAACTACGACGGGGCGTTGCCCTATGTGGAGAGCGGACCGGTCGAGATCGGCCAGGGCGAATATATGGCCGAGCTGCAGCGGATCGTCCCGGACGCGCTGCAGGATGGCGGCCTGACCGTCACCCTCTACGGCCGCCTGTGGCCGGACGGGCCGGAGGTCTCCTCGGGCGCGCTCGCCCTGACCAGCCCGACCGAGGTGCTGTTCCAGGCGCGGGAGATCCGCCTGCGCTTCACGACTTCCGCCGCCGCCGTGACCAGTTGGCGGGTGGGCGCCATGCGGCTGGAGCTGATCCAGGGGGACCCGCTGTGAGCCTGAAGCTTCCGCTGGCGCCCGCCGACTACGACCGGGGCGACCAGGCCCAGATGCGCGGGGCGATCGAGCGGGCCGACCAGGAGAACCGCAAGCGGCGCGAGGACCTGGTGCTGGCGCCGGGCCAGCGGCTGGTGTTCTACGACGAGCACGGCGCCGAACAGCATTTCACCGGGACGGTGCTCGGCGGCCTCGTGCGGTCCGACACCGCCCTCCAGGGACTGTCGCCGTCCGAGCAGGCCAACGCCCGGGCCAACATCGCCGCCGGATCGACGACGGGGACGCCCGGCGGATCGGACGGCCAGGTCCAGTTCAACCACGCCGGCTTCTTCGGCGGCTTCACCCTCGGCGGCGACGCGACGCTCGACGTCTCGACCGGCGCCCTGACCCTGGCTGCGGTCAACCCCGACGCCGGGACGTTCGGCGACGGGACCCACGCTCCTCAGGTGACCGTCGACGCCAAGGGGCGCATCACCGGGGCGACGAATGCCGCGATCGCCTTCCCGGTCACCGCGTTCAACGGCCGGACCGGCGCGATCACCCTCTCGTCGACGGACGTGACCACGGCCCTGGGCTATGCGCCGGGCGCGGTGGCCAGCGTCGGGCTCTCGGTCCCGGCGATGTTCACCGTCTCGGGTTCGCCGGTGACCACGGCCGGGACCCTGGCGCTGGCCCTGGCCAATCAAGGCGCGAACACGGTGCTGGCGGGGCCGGCGTCGGGCGCGGCCGCCGCGCCGGGGTTCCGGGCGCTCGCGAGCGCGGAC